CACCGACCACGCCGAGAGAGACAGTGAACACCGCGTAGGCATAGCCCTTGGTGTCCACGTCCAGCGACGTACCGGCAGCCGAGTTGAGAGAGATGGGGGCCAAGACCGTGTAGGACTTGACATTTTGTGCTTCGATCATGGATGGTTCTCCGTTGGGTGATTAGGTCGTCTTGAGAGCGGCAATCGGGCCAACGGTCGAGCCGCGACCGTCGCCGTGGATGTTGACCGCGAACCGGCTGATTGCACGGAAGGCCAACTGATCGGTGGTGAAGTAAGGGGACGGGTCAGCGGTGATACGCAGGTCCGTGTGGACACCGAGCATCGTCGCCGCCGAGAAGTTGCCGTAGTACGCCCACGGAACGCCCGTAGACGGTGTGGTGACAGGCAGAACCTGAGTGAAGTACACGGGGTCACCGTTGATCGACGCATTCGCACCGTTCGCGCCGGGGTTCGCCAGCGAGTAGACGGCGAGGTCAATGTTCTTGTTGCCGCCGCCAGCGTTGAACAGGCGACCGAACACCTGATAGAACGCCTGACGCGACATGGCCCAAGACGACTGCATGTAGGGGTGACAGTTCTCGACCGAGCCGGGAGCGAGAACGGCACTTGAGATGGTGTTGGCTGCCCAAGTTGCACCGGCAGCGAGGTACGCACCGGACGGAAGTCCGTTCGCAAGGCCGGTCTGGTTGCCGTAGGTAGCAGAGCCGTCACCGTTGAAGTACGCCTGATCCTCCGCGTAAGCGAAGGCTTCGGCAACGCTCTGAGTGAACTGGTCGGCAATCGAAACCGCCGAATCATCCATCAGTTCGTTGCTGACCAGCATCAGGGCCGCGAGTTTCTTGGGAACAAGCCTGATGAGGTCGTAGGTGTTGTCGGACGGGGTGATCGTGCCAGCCTCGCCGGGGTAGTAGGTGGACAGCAGAGCCGTCTTGCGGGCCCTGCGCCATTCGTCCGTGCCGCTGAACCGCTGCACGTTGGCGAGTTTGCGAGCCACGCCGTACTGCTCGGTGAGCCAGACTACGTTGGCGTAGAACTGTGGTGCAACCAGCACGCCAGCCTGCGCGTTGTTGGTCTCGCTCGAAGCCTTGCCGACGATTGCAAGGTCGTTCTCACGCTGGGGATAGGTGAGGAAGCCCTTGAGGTTGTTGAACGCAAGGCGGAGGTACGCACCCGTGAACTCGGCCTGATCCACATCGTCGTAAACGGCCTTTTCCTTCTGGCCGAGCGGCATGTGAGCCGTCGCCTTGATCTTGGCGGCGTAGTCCTTGCGGGCCTGCACACGCTTGGTATCACCGATGCCGAACGCCTTGTGCGTAACCGAGTTCACCGCATCCGCAGCGGCCTTACGGCTTGCACGGAGAGCGGCTTCGGCTGACTTCTGCTGAGCGTCGGCCTCGCCATCCTCCTCGGTCTCATCGACCTTGACAGCCTTCTTCTCGGTGACAGTCTCAGCCTCATCCTCGATAACGAGAGCGGCCTTGACTTCCCAAGCCGCCTTGATCGCGGCCTCATCGAGAACGGTCGCGCCGTTCTTCAGTTCAATGTTCTCTGACTTGACAAACGCCAGAGCCTCATCCAGCGTCTTGCCGGTGAAGCCCGCGCCCGAAAGGGCCTTGAGCAGTTTCTTGCGATTCATGTTGTAACTCCGAAAGGTGATAAACGCTACCTGCGCTCACAGTTTCGGGTTACGTCGGGCTTCTTAGGGCCGTTCCCAACCGTCGTACTGACTATTGGCCGGACAAACAATACTAGCACTGAATCTGAGTCGGGGAGAGTTGGATTGACTTCTTGGGAACGTAGAGGGATGCCGGACCCGCCATCGTCTGGCACTTCACGTTACATGGGATGGCTGTACCCGATACCTCGATAGCCTTCCACCTGCGAACGATGGTCTGGGCACCGGGATAGGTCTTCTTCTCTGCCGGGGTAAGGCCCGTCACCTCAAGGCTGATGAACCCGATGGAGATACCCATAGGGCCGTGCAGGGATCGGGTCCAGAAGTCGTCCGCGTGCGGGGTCTTTAGGCCGGGGTAGATGAACGCACGCATCTTCCAGCCGATTTGAGCCGTCCCCTCCATGTATTTCGACTTGGCGCGGACCAATCCGATGCAGTACTCGCTTTCGTATTGGTGGTCAATGAACATCTTTTTTTGGTTCGCGTTGTCGAAATACGACCAATCGCCACCAGCCGGGTCTACAACCTCTTCGTCTAGGTCTACGTCGTTGGTGGTAGCAATGAACTCCAAGACCCGCTCGGTGTCTGTGACCTGAGCCTCGGCCTTAACCATGTAGCCGCCGATGAAGCCGGTTCCCTCGGTGTCTTTGACAAGGAACTTGCGGCGCATCCGGGCCATAGCGTCGGGTAGGGGAGTGGTCATAAGTCTGCCTCCAGCACAAAATCAATGAAGCATCGGCATTCCGGATGGATCGGTGGGCCGTTTATGTCGTCGTAGTCCAGCACTAGGGAGTATTCGCCAAAGTGGAGAGTTTCGCCCTTCCGAAACCACGGCTCATCTAACTTGGCAGAGATTCCGTTCATCTGCTCGCAGAACACGCACACCCGACCATCTTCCTGTGTGTGCCACCGCTTGTATTCCACAACCCCCGAATCCTCCCAAGCCTGAATCGTCCCCTCATTGAACGCCTTGACCGTCTCGGTAGACGAAACCCGCTCCGGCCCTACCTTGGTCAACTCTTCCAACTTGCCACTGACAGCGGCCTTGACTTCATCGGGAGGCAACCCCGCATCTTCCGCCTTGGACGCTGCCGCCTTCATCTCTTCGTGAATCGTCTCCACAATCGACTTAGCAGCCCTAGCCGCTTCTTCCTTGGCGAAGATGAACGCGGGTGACTCGGCTGGCACTGGAAACGTGGTCGCGGGAATCGCTGGCACCACCCTCCGCAGACGCTCTACCCCGTCCGCGTAGCCCGAATCGTGCATCGACACAAGGAACAGCAGCAGAATCGCGTACAACCGCTCCCGCTCTTTCTTGCGGTCCAGTTCTACCTGACCGTCCCGGTACTCCCATTCAACCGTATGGTAGAAGTCACGCATGGCATCGGTAAACTGATCCTCTTGCTCGGCTACGGTGTCATAAGGGCTGTACACCCCTAGGTCGGTCGCGTCTTTGGTGCGGGGCTTACACACTTGGCGTAGCCCCCTTGCCAGCGAGGGCGGAGCGAGAGTAGAAGGTCCTCCCCTTGAGTTTATCGAGGGCCGCTTGTGCCCCCGCAACCCCATCGGCCCTAAGCCGATTGGCTTCCTCGACCCTAGCGAGGTCGTCGCCAAACTGCTTTGTCCCGGCATCGGCTTTCGGCTTGCCCGTCACAGGATCTACCGGCGCGGCAACCTTGCCAACGTCCGCCAGCAGCGTGCCCTTGTACCGGAGTGCGTCTCCGTCCGGCAGCGGGTCCAACTTCCGCAACGCCCGCGCCTCGTTGATCGTCATTAGGGCAAGGTCCGCGTCTAGGCGGCTCTGCTCTTGGACGGTCTTTTCGTCCTCGGTATCCGGATTGTCGTAGGTAAACCAGTAGTCCCCCGGCTCCATGCCAAAGGTCGGAAGCAGGTTCTCGGTCAACCGCTCGCAAAGGCTGGACATGCGGGGTGCAATCGTCTGGGAAAGGTACTGGGCCTTCGCCTCGAACTCCCGCCCACCACCACCTAGCGACTTATCGCTCATCTCCAGCAGGGCCAGAGGAATCCCAAACGCATTCAGGATCACCCGGCGCATCCGGTCCACGCCCTCGCCGTACTCCATCTCGCGGGGGGACCATTGGAGCGGAGTCACCTTGAGGGCATCGCCCGTAGTCACAATGGGCTTACCAGACTTCCGCGCCCCTTGGTGGCGACGCTGGAGCATGGCGAAGGTCTGTTTTACCTGATCCTCGGTCGATCCCTTGGGCAGTTCAACCGCGAAGTCGGGGCGCGCCGAGTTGTTCCAGAACGACTGCTCGTAGATGATCGCGCTGGCGTAGATGTCCGCCTCGAAAGCCACGCCGTTCAGGCAACCCACGCCCATCCAAGGGTTCTGCGGGCTTGGCATGTGCTTGAACTGGATCACGTTCGCCGCGTCGATGCTCTCGCGTTGCGTCTGGTTCCGCCCGTACCGATACCCGGTGATGCCCGTGTCTTCGATGGTCGGCATCGTCCACTGTGGGTACAGCGTCAGCAGGTTCTTAGGGTCGGCCTTCTCGGTCGCGTCGTGCTGCCAATAGGCGTTACCGCAGACCTCTAGGAAGTAATGCGTCAGCCGCCTGAACTCAATCCCCGTATCGGTGAAGTTGGGGTTAGACAGCAGGGCCGTGACCGGGCTATCCGTGACCTCGACCAGTTCCTTCGCCTGATCCGCGTAAGCAGCGGCCTTGCCCCTAACCCCGCGCCGCATCCAATCGGCCTCGCGACCCTTGACCTTGCGGCCCTTACCGGCCCGCGTCATCAGTCGGATCGGCACGCTCGCGCAGTACATCGAGTTCATTGCCGCGCAGATGTTGACGTACCCCGTTGCCCGCATAAGCAACTCGGCCTGACTCGCGTTGTACGTGTAGACCCGCTGGGCCTTGTCGTCAGGCGTGACGGTCGCCATGAAGTAGCGACCCTCTTCCAAGTCAATCGGAGGCCGCGTCACCAGCCCCTTAAACCGCCCGAATAGGTCCGCGATTTTCATTCATTCACTCGTCATCGTCAAGACCCATAACGAACGCTCGACGGCGTAGGTCGAAAACAGACTCGCCTTCCTTGCGTTCGATGTTAGGCCCGCACTTAGGTAGTTCGCCAGCGTAGACGATTGGGCGGGGTCGCATGGAGAGTCCGTAGTTGGCGAGGGCGAGGGCGCAAACGGTGTCGTCGTGCAAACCTTCCGGCGCCGAGTACTTAACACCCGTGCGGGTTACTTCGTACTCGAACGCTTCCAACTCGCTCCGCGTCTGTTGGTTCTTGATAACCACCTGCCCGGATTGGATCGACAGGGCCAATCCCTCCATGATCTTCTGTTTGCTCTGCTGGGTAAACCCGTAGCCCTCCACGTTCGGGCAAACCTTCTGCAACCCCTCGACAATCGGATCACCTACGCCGGTAGAGTCAATCAAGGCAGGCGCGGACCCTACTAGACGGGCTATCCGTGCGATGGTTTCCGCCCACGGAACACCCTGCCAACGTTCAAAGACACACTCGCGCCCCTGAACGTCCAGCCCGTAGACCACCACCCAATCTTGTTTCTTAGCGAGATCAACGCCAAAGAAAGCGACAGCACCGGACGGGATTCCGGGCTGAAAACACCGGGCGATAGCGTCAAGCGAGAACGGGCATCCCCCATCGTCTGCGGGTTCGCAGTAGTACAACTCCCTGAACACTTGCCGGGGTAGTTTGGCCTCCATCTCGTCTACGACCGACTGCTTTAGCACGCCGGCTGCAATCGCGTCGCCGGCTGTCAGTTTGAAATATCCGATGCCGGCCACCCCTTGCCTGCCCTGCTCCCCTAGCCGATACGCCCAGTTACCGCGACCCTTGACGTTCCCGATAGCCCTGAGTGGTCCGCCTGTAGCCGTCAGGGTCGATAGCACCGCGTAGTAGGCTTCTTCCTTGCAGCGTGAATCCTCGTCAATCACAGCCGATGCGTAGTCCGCTCCGTAGATGTTGTCGAAGTTCTCGGACCCCATGAAACGGAGGACCGATCCACCCGGCAGAACGATGCTCTGCTCGGTGTCGTTCTTTCGCCATAGCCCCCTCAGCCCGTCGATTCGGCCCAACATTCGGCACACGCGCCGGTAGGCGATGCGGCTTTGCGGGAAGGTCATAGCAATCCACAGGTGAGACTTGCCGGGGCTTACGTTGATCCCTTGGTCAAGCATCCAAGCGATAGCGGCAACGGTCTTTCCCGACTTGGTAGACCCGTCGATCTTGACCGTCCGTAACGGATTGAAAAACGCCGCCTTTTGCTTGGCGTACAGGGGGGGCAACTTGATTTCTAGGTCACCCGGCATCGTCGAACGTCAACCTCACAACGCCGCCCACGCTCTCGGTGTTGAGTCCAGCGTCTAGGCGGCGGTTCTTTTCGTCGTTCAACTGGTCTATCTGGTTCATTGCCTCAAGTTTGGCAGCGGTCAGTGTTATCTTTTCGAGCAGTTCAATGTCACCCGACAGGACGACCGTTGCGTGCGCCGCTCTGAGGGCTACGACAATCTCATCCCTGAACTCTTGCGTGATGTTCCAACGCGGCCTGCGGTTCATCTCGTCGGTGATAACCCGCCTGACTAGGGCTAGGTCTTTCGGATCGGTCATGTTGAGATTGCCAGCCGTTACCACAGCATAAGCCTAGGCGGTCCCCTTTACCCCATGAGCGGATCTTATGACAGACCGCAAACCCAATCACTTCCGCTTATGTCCGATCCCAACAACCTGTCGGAAGATTTCAGCGTGCCGACTTTTTCAGGCGTAGGATCAATCTTTCGTTTGGGGCGTGAGAGGGGAAACAACCTTGCATCTTGCATCAGGCCTCCCAAGGCAGGTCGTCAGCCCACGGCGGTACGGTTGCCGACTCGCTTACGTCCGGCTCTGGCAGCAACGTAGACCGCAACCGGGTGGCGTTCAACCTTCTCATACGTGCGGGTGAGTTGGCCCTTGGCGGTGAGGTTTTCGAGTACCTTGCGTGCGTTGCAGTTGCTACCGAGTTGTAGTGCTTGGCAGACATGGAGAACGCTACGGGGCTTCCCGTCGCTCATGAGTTTGGCGATTCTGACCTTGACCGGATGAAACACGGTCCAATCGGGGTTGAGACCCCTAGGGGTTGGCATATCACAGGCTCCTAAACAGGTGGTTCTCGGCTTCGGCCATACGCTTGGCCGCAATCTCGCAATACCCCTCGTCCAGTTCGATGCCGATGAACTTGCGGCCCGTGCGGATGCATGCGACTCCGGTAGTGCCAGAGCCGGTATACGGGTCAAGAACGGTGCAGCCTTCGGGCGCAAACGACACACACCACATCATCAGGCCGATGGGCTTCTGGGTCGGGTGTTCCCGATCCTTAGTGAGTCCTTCGTATCGGTGGCGTACGGGCATCTGAATGTTCGTCCAGCACAACTCTGCATCCCCGAAAGTGGGAAGAAGTTTTGGCTTAACCCACACCAGCCAGCCCCTAGACGGTGGCAACGCAAAGTGATTTCCACCCCAAATCATCGCCGGAACGCCCAGATCGAGAAATGCCGCCATCTCGGGAGCGGTGTCGTCCCAATCTTCCGCCTGCCTGTCTTTGTTGTCCCTGCTCCACTTGGTCGGGCGACCCGCGAACTTGATCCCATACGGCGGGTCAGTGACCACGGCATCAACACTTCCGATGCGAGGAAGAATCTCCCGGCAATCCCCGTGATACAGCGTCCAATCCTTGCCGCTCGCGTAGGGGTTCAAACGATGCTCCTGAACTCAGTGGGAAGGTGCCAGATACCGCCGACGCGCCGGGCAAGGTGAACGGTGGTGTGGCCGCTGGGTAGGACTTCGCCATAGGCCCAGCCGTTTTCGTGTGCGAGGGCCGCGAGGTGGGTTGAGTTGTACGGCATTGCGAGTTTGCACATACTCGGACAGGCGTACCCCTCGCGTCGTCGCAGGCCGGGCATGTTGACGACTTCGGCGCGGTGCAGGTGCCCGATGATGACCTTCTCGTAGATGGTTGCCGACTTGCGAACGGTGCCCTCTCCTGACCCGAACCCGTGGACACAGGACAGGTCACCGATCTTGTAAACGAGCCGCTTGTCGTAGGGGATGATGGTCGCTGATCCGCAGGCGTGTTCGATTTCGTCGATCATGGATTGGGCTTGGTCCCTGACGTTTCCGTTCGGGCTGGTGAGTAAGTTGACTAGTCGTTGATCGTGGTTCCCATACAGGAACGCGGTTGGCTTGTACTTGCGGATGAAGTCGAGTCCCGCTTGGAAGTCCCGTAGCCCGCTCTCGTATCGCTCGCCTTCGGAGGCTTTGGAACGGAGGGCGCGGAAATCGAAACAGTCACCACCAAAGACCTTGATTTCGGGTTTCCATATGTCGCAGAACTTGTGGAACGTGCGGACGGTCGGTACGTCCTGCATGTCGCCGTGTAGGTCGGTGCAGAATACCCACCGCTTCGGCTTGCTCATTCACGCGCTCTCTAGGTGTTCCGTCCTTGTAACACGCGGTAGTCTAGGCATGATGACTCGGCCAATGATTCTACCCCATCTTATCCCCTCCCCCAACCCGATCACTTGGGGTTATGGCGTTTCGACCACTTCGCGCGTATTGCGACCCTTGCGGCATTGGCCCAAGCCTTAAGCGTTCTCGGCCACAGGGCTTCAATAGCCGCTCCAGCATCGTCTACGGCTTCCTTGCTTGTACCAATAACGCTCACGGTTACGAGAATTTCTACCCCGTCTCTTTTTGCTATTGAGGTCGGTGCGATGGCGACCTTGTAAATAACGGGGAGAGTGATTGTGTCTTTGGTCATTCTCTGCCCTCTTCAATTCCCAGAACCGCGTTCACAAGTTCATCCGCGTCCATCCATCGGGGAGGCCAAACTTCCCAAATCGTCGTCGCGTACACCTTGTCCCGGTCAATCGACTCCGGGTTGTACAACGGTCCCTGCACGACTCGGAACGCTTCCCCGTAATACTCCATCGGGAGAAGGTCGAGGCACAGTGAGCCGTCTGCGCGGAGTAGGCCGGATGGGAGTTTGGCGCGCTGGTTCTTTGGAACCAGATGCCCGTGCTTCGCGTCACTCCATGCCTCAGGCTGTACCTTCGGATGCGAGCGTTCGTAGGCGGATATGGCCGCGTCGATGGGGTTTTCGCTCACTTGCCGCTCCCTTCCTGTTACAGAGCCTTCCGAAACAGCGTATACGCCGAGAACCCAAAGAACAAGCCGAACCCAAACCAAAGCACGGTCATCGGCCTGTCGTGGTGATTGATCAGATCGTGCGCCCGCAGCAGCAGGGCGGCAGAGCCTAGCGAAAGCACGATGGATGCTACGACAAGCATGCACCGCGCGAGTCCTCCAAAGAACGCATCGGACTGGTTTGCATTTTTCATCTTCTTCCTTTCACGCAACCATCAACTGCCTAAGTGTATCGAACGCCTGAGCCTTGAGTTGCTGCACGCGACCCCGTGACACCCCAAGCCGCTCGGCTATCTGGTGCTGCTTGTGGCCCCGCATGAGGTCCGTTACCACCTCCCGCTGGGAAGGCTCCAGAGCGTCGATGTACGACCACAGGAGCATCTGGCCGCTTCGGTCGGCGGTTCGCTCGGTCGGGGCCGCCAAAGCCATAGGGACGGCCTGAGTGACCTTGGCCCGCGCCGCTGCCTCCCAGCATTCCAGCGTTGTCCGCTTCCGACCAAGTTCCGGCGTGGAGATGACCCCGCGCTCACAGTGGTACGCCCGGTAGATTTCCTTCCGCATCGACCCGCAGACATAGGTACTCAGGTGCGTCCCCTTGTCCGGGTCAAACGACTTGATGCACCGGATGAATGCCTCAGTCGCGTAGGAGATGTACGCATCCCGGTCCGCGCCGTAGAGGTTCGGGCCATTCACAGCAGACAGGATCAGACCGTAGTTGGCCTCAATCAGTTCGTTACGGGCCGCGAGGTCGCCAGCCTGCGCTCTTCGGACTAGGCGGTTATTGCGGGATTGCTTGGATTCGGTGGGGATGCTAGTCGTCATTGGTTCCTTTCGGGTCAGGTAGTGGCAAACAAGGCCGGGTACATCCGGCGTACATCATCGTCCGGTACGTTCAACTGCTTTACCTTTCGCCCACCGTTCGCCAGTGCGCAAACGATCTCTCCGCTGCTGAGTCTAAGTAGCCATGTCTCGACATTTCCAGTGGACTCGACGAAGT